AGATCATTTGGGTGTTTCATAAACATTTTAGTCAATCGGTCCCAATGGAGACCCACAGTAGGGAGTCCTCCACCAAACCAATTTTTGTTCATGCAGTTTTCTATCAACAAATCATCCAAATGTGAGGTGTAACAGTACTCGTACAAATTAAAAGCACAATCGGCAAACATAAATACTCTACTCTTCTTGACCTCATTTCCTTCCATGGGTAAAATTTCTTCTTTTAGGGAGTGTTTCCATATGGGATACCGTGAACCCTCCTCAAGTTCACGTACATAGGTGTCATAAATTTCCGGATAACATTCTCCAACCCATTCTTTCTTTGTGGTAGCCTTCCATAGTGGGCAAAAGCCTGCAGACGAATCAGGTACAAACATACCTACTCCTTCATCTGCTGTTCTAGATTCCCAAATATTGTCTTGGAACATCTCAAACAAAAGTTCCTCTGCCTTGGCAAAGGCTTCTTCATCGTGACGAATCGCCATGGGACGTTGAAAGGCTTCTAAGCGCTTTAAATAATCTTCACGATTGTGTCTGGTAAGCGCGTGTGTTTCTAAACCAGGCACATCATCTAAATACCTATTTAAAATCTCAGGTATTAGGCGTCTGTGGGTTGTGGGAGGACCCACACATAACTTCAAAGAGGTTTCACAAAAACTTGTGCCTCCTTCATAGTACTTGACTCTCTCCCCACATATTGAACTGAGAAAGTCAACCCTGCTCCGAAAGCAGGGAAGCTCTAGTTTGACTGTCCCGCTACCCCAGCAATCTGGGTGGCAAACGGGGCCAAACGAAAGTGTACTGCGACAAGGTTGTCGGCACTTCCATAGTGGATGCCAATGAGGGCGCCAGCAGTGTCCCAAACGCCGAGACCGCAGTCTCCGGCTTTGGTATCACCTGAAAATTTTCCTGCGCCAGCAACTCCGGGGGAAATTGTACCATCTTGTGTGATCATAATGGCAGGTACCTTACCCTCTACGGGGGAAATTTTGACTGTGGGGCCTGAGTGGGTCCAACCACTTTTCAATCTCAACACACATAAAGTATCATTTGTGTTGGACGTAACGTCAATCAATTCATATGCATTTCCCGCTACGGTTTGTGTTGTATCATCCGATCGCCTTGTAAGAGTCAAAGGCATTGTTTGGTTCCATCCATAGGACGTGAAGGTGTGTTTTGCAATAAGAAGTCCATTTCTTGTTCTAACTCCCCAGGTATCACCTCCGGTGCCGAATCTAACTCGATAGGTAGAATTTTCTGCAGGTTTGATGTTGAATTTGCCGTTGGTTGAGGGACCTTCTCCAAAATGTGCACGCTGCAAATTCTTGGGAAGGTAATAATCTTCCTCATCCACTTCAAAATCTTCCATTTCTTGCTCAACATCAATAATTTCATCTCCTCCTCCAGAATTATGGAATCGAGTTTTCTTTTTACCTCCAATCGTTCTTGTTTCTCTAACATTGCGGTTGCGTGTTCCGGAAACTTCACTGACATATTTTCGGGGTCGTTTGTATTCTCTTTCGTGTTTTTCTTCAGGCTCTGCATTAAGAGCCATACTAAGCAAAGAAAACATACCACAAACAGCTCCAATACCAGCTACAATCATTCCTCCTGTCTTCAACCAGTCTTTGTTTCCATTGTACCATGCTGTCCAGTCATTTTGGGGTTCTTTTAAACCTCTTGTATTCAACCCACGTGGCGAAATCAAAGGGTTAGTAGCATCTTCTTGGGAAATTCCATCAACCTCACTTTTCCGAGGTTGGATATGGGGCATTTCGTCGCACTCATCCCAATTACTACTATTTATGCATACCAAGTGATCAAGCGGAAATATTTCTCCTGACGCAGGTTCAACACACAATGCCAACATTTCTAATATCTTTTCTATATCATTTCCTTTGGGACCAACAACTTCATTTTCTATAATCTCAGCGCGAGCTCTTTCTTCAGGGGTACCCAAACCAGCCGTGTTATTGGGTATTTCAATCATATCTTCATTTTGTCTCATTTCTGCAACTTGGGTGAGCTGGGCCAAAAGGGTAA